GCGTACGTGATCCGCAAGGGAGGCATGCGTGCAGCCGTCGGACCGAACGCTCAGCTGAAGGCGTACCAGGCTGCGATCCGGGAGGAGATCGGATCTCCCGAGAAGGAGTTGTGGTTCGAGAAGGGGACCAAGCTCAAGCTGACCTGTTACTTCTGGCGGCAGCGCGCCGAGTACATCACCCCGCAGGCGCGGACGGCTCGCAAGCACGAGATCGACGCGACGAACGCCCTCAAGGCCATCGAGGACGCGTTCCAGGGGTACCTGTATCACAACGACAAGGACAACCTGGAAGTCCGGTCGGTCATGGTGTCGCAAGACATCGACATCACTCACCCGGTGATCGTCGTCAAGCTCGAAGAGTACCTCGGGTTCAACCCGAACGAGATCCCCAAGGAAATCTGGGAGCTGGTGGACCGTGCCACTTCTGACACTCACCTGGGTTGAGGGTCGGCCGCACCTCGAAGTCGACGGCATCACACTCAAGAATGTCAGTCTCGTCGCCGTCGAGCTCGAAGCCAACCAGCAGCCGGTGATCCAGATCGAGATGAGTCCCGACGCGGTGACTGTTCTCGAGCACGGGCACGCTACCTGGATCGTCACGTGCCCGTCCTGCCACAAGGACACGAACCACACCTGCGACCTAGCGCAGGGCCGCGAGATGGGTCCGCCGGTACCGGTAGCTCCTCCCGAGATGCCTCTGTTAGACCTTGACCACGATGGGCGCGTGGTGACAGTCCCTGTACTTCCCGACCCTGATGACGACAACCTTTCCTTCTAGGAGCCTGCGTGAACATGCGAGTAATCCAGGATGTCTGGCAGGGCGACTCTCGCGAGGTATGCGAGATCTTCAAGCGCAAGCAGAACGTTCGCTCGGTCATCACTGACCCGCCGTTCGGCGTTGACAATCAGTCGAACATGGCAGTGACCGCCGAGGGCAAGAAGAACGCTCGGAAGATCGCCAACGACGAGTCGCCCGAGATTGCCATGGCTGTCTTTGCTGAAGTCATGGAGACTCTGATGTGGGGCATGCATGACGAGTCAGACATCTACGTGTTCACTGCTCATCAGGTTCTCGAGGAGTGGCTTCACTTTACTCGAAATCTTTTTGAGCCGATGGGGTTCAAACGGAAGGCAATCCTTGTCTGGGAAAAAGACGGTCCAGGTATGGGCGACCTCGAATCATGGGGAATGGGATGTGAGTTTGTACTGTACTACAAGCGAGGGGGATATCGAGGTACCGCTGCCCGTCGAAACAACGTGCTTCATGTCCCTCAGCTTAGGCCAGGGGATCTTACTCACCCACATGAAAAACCCACCGATCTCCTTGCCCAACTTATCAAGCACTCAACCCATCCAGGCGATCTTGTCGTTGACCCCTTCGGAGGATCCGGTAGCCTTGCTCGCGCTTGCCGCGAGACTGGTCGCTCGGGCATTTCGATTGAGTATGACGAGGAGAACTACAAACGGGCCAAGGCGAAGCTGGACAACGCCGAATCAGGACTCTTCTGATGAGTGAACTGGGGAACAATGGAACAGGAAGATCAACCGCCAGACCTCGACGCATTAGACGCAGCAAGCATCGCAGGTCGGCGCTTCGGCGTCTGGCGGATAAGGGATATCACCGGTCAGTCTGGCACTGGCTGGGTGATGTCTGGCATCGAGTATCCGGACGGCTCAGTAGCCACAAGGTGGGCGAACAGCCCACTGGGGATCGCAACTACTACAGTCTGGTCGGACATCGAGGAAGTTATGAAGATTCACGGCCATGGAGACGCGAGCCATCTGATCTGGCTGGACAATTCTTCGCCCTCGACTTCACCCTGTACCGCTACTACGTGAGAACGACGCCCCTCAGAAGGCGTCTTGAGATTCTGGAGATGAGCAATGGCAGATGAAGATGAAGTAACGGTAGAAGATGTCACTGAGGTGATCGATGCCGATGACGAAGTGGACGAGGGTGAAGACCTCAAGTTGACCCTGACCCTCACCTGGAAGGAAGGGCCAGAGTACTTCGCAAGTGAGCTGCCTGGCCTGAAGTCCAGGGCTGAAGAGATGGCCGAGTACCTCACCGAATCCTTCTCCGACAACCCCAGTGACCTCAGTGGCTTGCTCGAAGAACACGAAGGCTCGTACGACGTCAAGGTCGAGCCCCTTCCCGAAGGAGAAATCTGAAATGACCACGCCCCCTTCTGTCCCGATGCCCCCGACTGGCCCGATGTTCACAGGGCTGGACGACCTGGGAGACGATGACCTGGCCGGACTCGCCAGCAACCAGGACAGCCCCTTCGAAGACCCCGACTTCGTGGTCGGAGGGGCGGCTCTCCCTGAGGCCAGCCCGGACACGGCCTCCAACGAGATCGAGCCTGGCGTTCCGGCGACCGCCGAGGAGCCCAAGAAGAAGTCCCAGCGCACCTACACGCCGCCCACGATCGTTGACTGGTCGAAGGCCACTCCGCGGAAGGAGGACGACTTCGCGCCGACGCCAGTCGGCATGGCGGGAGTCTCGCCCGCCATCGTCTCCATCAGGGACTTCCTGAACAACGCACGAGAGAACGGCTGGTGGGGCCTGTACTACCCAGTGATGGAGTACACAAACCGCAACTCTGCACAGTCGTACGTGACCAAGGTCAACACCTGGCGCAAGGGCAAGACGAACGTCTTCGGCGTACGAAACGGCGAGAACATCATGGCCAAGTGCGAGCGCCAGGGGGACAAGTTCGTCCTCTGGGTTGGCCTCATGCAGGACCCAGGCGCCATCGGCGAGGTCACGCCGCCCTTGACTACGCCAGCGGCTGAATAACTGAGCCGTCCCACCAGCCCTTCAGGGTTGCTGGCAGAATAGTTGTGCCGTCCGCATCCAGGACCCCCTTCAGGGTGGCTGCAACGGTTCCACCTACTCCGTCAGCAACCCTGATTGTCGCTCCAGCTAGAGTGCTCCAGCTGTATCCCATCGCGACCCTCGGAGCCATGGCGGGTGCAGGTGAAGTTGCGCCGGGAGTGTTCATCAGGGTCTGAATCGTGTTCGTGTCCAGTGCTAGATCGTAGACTCGAACGTCATCGATCGTCTGACCTGCCGACAGGTTACTGAAAATCCTGATGACATCGGCATCCGCTGCAATGCCGCCCGATAGTGCCTGCGCCGTTACCTGCAGGTGGTCGGTGAACATGAACATGTGGTTGCCGATGGTGGAGCCTGACGAATTGATGGGCGATCCAAAGCCGGATACTCCAGGCATCTGAACGCCGCGACCGAGCAGGGGATCGGTGTCGTCCAGGACGCCGATCGACAGACAGTAGTCTCCTACTGCATACCCACCGACAGCGGACACCTGAGCCGAGAAGCTAGTTCCAGCTGTAACGTCCGACCCGAACAGTAGTAGCGAAGGCTGCCAGGCAACGCCTGTCGGTGGGCGGTAGACCACGCCACTGCCCATGACGTTGATAGCGCCAGGCACATCAATCAAGATGTCGCCCAGGGGGTCGGTGATGACCTTCTCCCAGACGCCGATCCGCATTGCGCCAGTACCCACGCCATCGGCACCTCCACCGACTACGCCCATGCCGAGGAAGTTCCAGGGCTCAGGATCGGTTGGAATGGCGGGCGCTAGCTTGTTGGACGACCAGATGATGACCTTGTCGCCAGGCAGAATTCCAACCGGGGGAGTCAATGTGACACTGCCGACACCCTCCTGCACCTGGAAGTAGTCGATCAGTGTCGGCGAGCCAGTGTCAGTAAATACCCTGACCTGGGCGCAACCGCCCGTGCGACTGGTTCCCAGGGTGGCGAGCGTCAGTGCTGGAGCGGTCTGCGGGGACTGCAGTACGCCATCCTTGTACAGTCGAACCAGGGTGCCATCCCAGGCCCCGGCGTAGTGATGCCAGAGGCCATCTGTCGGACGCGGGATCGAGGCGAACTGTGCCGTGCCAGCGGAGTCGGTTGCCTCGAATCCGATCATGTCGGCGAAGTTGCACTTGAGTCCCCAGCGTCCCAGACCTGAGACGTTGTCGTGCCACTCGTAGATTCCACCATTGAAGGTAGCCGTGGACTTGAGCCACATCATGAGGGTACGAGCAGGCGTCTCGCCGTACGCAGCAGGCGGTCCATCTACAGTCGACACCGAGCTGGTCAATCCAGTACCGAACTTACCGGCCGGTCGACTGAGTCCTGCGGCCAGGGCGAAGCCGTGACCGTTGCCTGTGTCATCGACCACCGCACCTGATGGCTCGTTGAAGCTGTGCGCTCCGACAGGCGGGGGCGGAACATCTGGATAGATGGTCTTGCCCGCAAAGGTGATCGTTACGGCCGATCCGGTATCCTTAACATCAAAGATTCCATATCCCTGACTTGCCGATAAGGCGACGTCTGGATAACGACCGTTCGTAACCGGAGGAGTCCAGACCTGCGCATCCTTGTCCATCGGCGCACTAACCACATACGGGAAGCCTCCGTAAGGATTGTAGTTCCCATTGTCTGCAGCGAAAGAATGCGAGTCGCCGTGGATGTAGTAGACCTTCACGGCATTGCTGGTGATTACGTCAGCGATGCGCTGGCGGATGGTGCTATAGGTCTGCCAGTTGTCAGTGTTGCCGTCGGTGACTGGAGCGCCGACCCACTTGTTCTCGTGGATCCAGATCTTGATTGGATAGGTCGGGTCAGTCAACTGTCCGACGAGCCAAGCTTCCTGCTCTGCGCCGAGGTTAGTCTTGGATGCGTCGTCAGTAGCTGCCTTGGCTGACGAGTATCGCCGGTGATCCGTGCGGATGATCAGGCAACGTCCTACTGGGAAACTGAAGTAGACAGCCGAGCCACCCGAGTCTGGTAGAGTAGGATGTGGGAAGACGGTGCGATAAGCTGCTCCAAAGGCTGGCCACCCAGGGTAAGTTCCGTCACAGTTCGATCCGCATCCGTCCACGTCAGAGTTGCCGTAGTAGAACGCGAGCTTGCGATAAAGCTCGTGCTGACGGGGGGAGTTGCTGAGTACATTCTCAAACTCCTGACGACGGACTGGCCCTAGGTTGGGCGCCGAGCCTCCACCGCTATAGATGTAGTGGAAGTCTCCATTATGAAGGAAGAACAGAGGCTTGCCGTAAGCACCCTGGGCGGTACGAATCGAGTCAAAGATCCTGTGATTCGAGTTCGTGTTCGCGCACGAGGTAGTAACGAAGGTGAAGTTTGTAGCAACGCCAGGCGTGGGCATCGTCTGGATCTCGCCCTCGAGGTTTGTCTGTCGCACCCCGTCGAGCTTGATCCGGTAGTAGTACTGCGTTCCGGCAGTCAGGCCAGTAATGACCGGCTTGCACCAGCCCCTGCTGTCAGGAATCAGGAACAGCATCACCGAGCCACCGTGCGTCTCGGTGAACGCCTGGACCGCAGTGTAGGTGTGAGCTGCCAGAGTCACGGCACCGTTGGTGTCTGCGATCTGGATGCCAGTCCAGGGGGACGTCGAGGGGCTGGCCGAGTTGTTGAGGTCCAGTCGCTCGGTCATTCCTGCGTCGGGAGTCCACGAGATCGCCTTGTTGCCTGACGTTGAGGTTCGCGACCAGGTGAAGGCAGCAGCCCAGCGAGTCGTGTTGTTCGGAGTCAGAGTCGGTGTGGCGTAGCCGGTGCCTGCTGTGTGCAGGTTGGTCGCCACTAGCTCGTCAGGCGTGACCGCATCCAGGCCACTGTAGGCAATCAGGCCGATCTCACCCTTGGCTGATGTCGGCCAGGTGACAGTGAAGGTCGTATCGGTTGGGAGCTTCTTGCGCCGGAAGACTGCGTAGTGCGTGAATGTCGACTCGTCACCCTCCTTGCGGAGGGTCCAGCCGGGGAGCGTCACGGCCGTCTGGTTCGTATCCAACACAACAAAGGCGTACATCCAGTCACCCTCGGGCGCGGCGGTCACATCAATGATCTGCGATAGGCCCGACGCCAGGATTGCGTACCCTGCTGCAACCCATGACGCGGTGATGGTCGGCACCGATGGAGTGACCGTCGAGCCTGTCGTCGGTGACGACATGTCAGCGCTAGCCGAGACTTCAATCGCTGCGGTGGTGGCACGGAGCGACTTGCAACTGACGGTAAAGCCGGTCGAGCTCTGATTGCCCCCCATCATCATCAGGAGCGATGGGGTGGTATCTGGTGCGGCTGGCGTGTACTGCGAATGGAAGGCTGGCGCCTTGGCTGGGGTGTTGTTGTACGAGTAGAACGACAGAGCTCCATCAACGTCGCCATTGACAGTGTCCTCGAGCGTAAACATCATCGCGTTGCCTGGGTTCCAGGCGGTCTGGTTTACGAGCTCCTGGACAATCGTCTTCATGTCAGGCGTGTTGTACGGCGTGCTGTCAGCGTTGACGGTGTGCGACCAGTCGACATACGCAAGGGTGCGAGTCCTAGACCTGATGTCCGTGTTGTTTGCTGGCACATCTGGGTTGGGCGCAAGGATCCCATAGATGCGCACCGGATCAGGCGCTGGAGTATCCAGGCCCAGGCCGGTCATCGTCAGGTGAGCCTCGTTGATCGTGGATCCGCGAGTGTACGGCACGCCCTCGATGCGTACGTACGTCGACCTGTCGTAATCACTGGGGGAGGGATCACCGATCAGGAGCGACGAGCCTGTCTTCGAGAACGTTCCGACCTTGTTCCACGAGCCGTCGTTGTCGCCAGTCGATACGACAGTGTCAAACGGCGTGAAGGTCGGGATCGGGACCTCGGCCTGGATGAGCTCCAGGAAGTTGTCTGCAACCTTCAGCGTGTCGAAGTAGCAGTCGCGAGTACCGGTGGAGGTTCCGATGCGGCCGAGCAGGTCTCGATCGTACGTCAGGACGGTCGGGATGACTCCACCGAAGCTGGTGTACGGAGTCTGCGAGATGTCAGTCTCGTCGGGATCGTAGATGTCGACAGTAAAGACAGGGTTCAGGATGTCGGCAAAGTTGCACCTGATGTTGATGCGGTACCAGTGACCGAGAGTGAACGTCCCAGTAGAGAGGAAGTTGACCGTCTGGTTCGCGTTACCGATATCCCACTTGTTGTCCGACTGACGATACCGGAGTGCGCCGATGACTGCGTTAGTGCTGTCGGCAGCGCGCCAGATGGCCGTGGCGCTAGACGAGATAGACAGAGGCTGCCAGTAGAAGGAGACGGAGTGAGTGTCAGCTACCGCACGAGGCCAGCGAATGAAGTCAGACGTTGTCGCTGCAGCGCCTGTGTACATACCTCGAACACCGTGCCGCAAGGCCGCAACCGCATAGGCTGGCGTACCGGTGACTCCGTTGACGATGCCTGACGCAGTGATCGTTGCGTCAGCACCAGCGTTGAAGTCAAAGGTACGAGTAACACTCATGCGTTCTTCTCGTATACAATCGTACCGACTGCGGTACCTCCAGGAACGGAAGCCCCATGAGCGAGGAGAATAGACGGCACCATGTTAGGCGCCGTGACTGGCACAGTGAAGACCACACCGTTCTTGTTCACCCCAAGATACGTGACTGATCCGTCAGCGTTCGTCACCTTGAGGATGTCCACCGTGGACGAGTTTGAGAAGGGGGATGCGATGAACGCAGACTGATTGTCGCGAGCAGCCTTCGCACGCAGCTGTCCCAACTTGTCCACGAACCAAGTCTTCGCGAAAGAGACTCCATCTTCGGAGAACCAGAACGCAAGACGATCTACCCAGCTGCCCTCGTCGGACGCATCCTTGACAACTCGAAAGGCTGCAACCGCGCCAGTAAGTGGATCAAGCGCGACGTTGCCGTTGCCAGTCTTGGAAAGCTTGGCGTCAAGTTCCGTCTGCGTGACATCCGGCACCGCCCAGGCGATATCCAGGTCGGTCGCACCGGTCTTGGTGAGGATCTGACCTGCGGTGCCGCCCGAGGGAAGGTCTGCACTCGAGCCGGAACCAGGAGGACCCTGAGGCCCACCAACCTGGACCTCGACCACTGTGATGACTGTCGGATCCTCAAGCGAAACTACAGTCTGAGTGCCGTCAGTGATTACTACCTCAACAGTTGCAGCCATCACGACCTCGTGACGTCGGGGTCAACAGAGACAACTCCGGAAAGATAAGTGAACTTCTTTCCGGAGGGGAAGGTGATCTCGAGGTCCCAGACCTTCTTGCCCGGCGTCAAGAGCGCTGTGATAGCAGCTGCCGCAGCAACAAGGACCAGCCCTCCCACTGCACTAGTGATTGTGCAGGTGAAGGTTAAAGCAGCCTGCGCAGCCTCGAAGGTTTCTCGAATCTGCGCAGCGACAGTACAGCCGGTCAAATCCACAGCTGCCATCGGGACTCCAGGTGGATTGCCTGCAGTGATCGCCAGGGTGAACTCCTTGGTGTCACCTCGGTAAATCGAGATGTCATACGGGCCGGGCGCTGTCATATGAGTTCTCCTACTGGACCGATATCTACCTATCCCGTGCGGAGTGTATCACCGGGGTCTGCCATAGGCTACCATTGGGACAACCCGAGTAATACCCTGCAACTCAAGGAGAGTATATGTCGCTCGATTCCGAAGATGGTGTGCGTGTTGTCACGCCGATCGTCTTCTTCCCGCCTGGTCACACGGAGTCCACTCCGCTCAACAAGGTCGCGAAGGTCGAGCCGGAGGGGGATGGGGAGACGCAAGAGAAGCCGTCCCCAAAAGACTCGTCTGCACCGGTATCTGCCAGCTCTTCAAGCGAGCCGGTCGTCCCCGAACTACTGCAGACGGGACTTCAATCTCTCAGCAACCCGGTTCCACCTGCCCCACCGGCCCCAAGCGCAACTGCGGTCAAGGCCAGTGGGCCGCTCAAGGAGAACGAAAGCTCTATGCCAGCTGGCTAGTCGAACTCGATCCTGAGCCTTGGATGAAGGACGCCGCCTGTTCAGGTATGGCGCCCAAGAGATCCGACGGCATGAAGGTTCAAGACGATGACATGGTGCCCGAAGAGATGGACATCTTCTTCCCCTATCGCGGGCAGAACAAATCGCCAGGTAAAGTCGTCTGTTCGCAGTGTCCGGTCCGTCCCGACTGTGACGAGTGGTCAAACAAGACCGGCTCCAAGGTAGGCATGTGGGGCGGAAAGATGAAGGCAAGGTAGATGATCCCTAGAACCCTCAGTGCGTCGTCGCTCAATACCGCCGAGCTCTGTCTAGCCAGGTGGAAGGCCGAGAACCTCCAGAGAGGTGCTAGCCTATCGAACAAGGCAGCCGACACCGGTACTGCAGTACACGGAGGACTGGAGTACTTCGTCGACTGGTGTGTCTTGCAGGAGCACATGGAAGATTGGAACCTCGCAAAGCTTCGCTCGTTCTACGAGGTGTCCTATATGGAGACCTTCCGGTCTGGTGACTTCGATGCACCGACCTTCGAGGACGGCTGGAAGCTAACACAGGTCTGGTTCAAGCGTACCGACCTGTCGAACCGGCGGGTAATCTCGGTCGAGGAGAAGCTGCACTTCCCCCTCAAAACCTCGATCGGCGAGATCCCCATCACTTACATTCGAGACCGGTTCGACGAGCTGAGTCCCCCAGACGAGAACGGCAACGGTGGCAAGTATGAGGTGGTCGACTACAAGACCATCCGATTTGCGCCCAAGAACAGCGAGCTCAAGGGGAAGATTCAGCCTCGTATCTACGCGCTGGCTACACAAATCGAGTATCCCAAGGCCGAGCAGATCTGGGTGACCTTCGACTGCCTGCGTCACGATCCAATCGGGTCAGTGATGTTCACCAGGGCCGACAACGTCCGAACGTATCGAGCGCTCCAAAAGGCGGCCGAGCGGATCATCGCCTGGCCGGAAGACCAGGATCCACCGGAGACACTCAACAGTGAGTGTCAGTACTGCATCCGCAAGCTCTTCTGCAAGACCATGCAGTCGAACCAGCTGTCACAAGGTATCATGGCGGTCACCCCCGACGCCGCCATCCAGAAGATCGCTCTGGTTAATCACCAGCTCAAAGCCCTGGAGCGCGTACAGGAAGAACTCAGTGCCATCATCGTGCGGCACGCCGAAGAGCGAGATCTAACCGAGTGGGTCCAACCTGACGGTAGTAAGGTGAAGCTGGCCGTCAAAGGATACCGTGGCATCGACTCTCGTATGGCCATGAACGTACTGGGTGCCGAGGTCGCCCAGAAGTACGGCAAGATTGGCATGGCCGAGTACGACGCCCTGATGGCTGGCGACGAGATTACCGCCGACCAGAAGACAAAGCTCAAGGGTCTCATGGTCAAGAACTACTCCGACCCCTCCGTGAAGATCATTCCGTCTATGCCCATGGGAGATGAGTGATGAAGAGGATCTACATCGCAGGTCCGATGACCGGCCTGCCTGCATTCAACAAGCCTGCGTTCTACGAGGCCGAAGAGCACATGCGCCAAGACGGCTGGATCACCTCGAATCCGGCGAGCAATGTACTGCACCCTGGCCACCTACGCGGTGACAGCATCTGGCAGTATTACATGCGGGAGGCAATCAAGCTCCTCGTGCCCTGCTCGGACATCGCGCTGCTCCCTGGCTGGATGGACTCCAAGGGTGCGAAGCTCGAGTACTTGATCGCGCAGAACCTGGGGATGACCACCTGGGATTACCAAGATGGCGAGTTGTCCATGCTAGGCGCTAGGCCGTCCCTGGAGACAACCATCGTCATGGACACGGCATTGCCCGCAGGGGATGTCTAGATGGCCACGGGTAGCGGTACCGGCCGCGCCACGGCGTCCTGTGGGTCATGCGGTCATGTGTGGACCGTGCCCGCCGACGAAGACCCGAAAGAGTGCCCTGATTGCGGCTGGAAAGGTGCGATCACTGTCTCCATCAGGCGACTCCAGCGACAGAAGCGCAAGGACTTCTGATGTACGACGATCACGACTATCACGACGAGGGGTGCGGCAAGCATCGTCGTGACTGCTGGTGCAGGCGTAATGATCACGAAGACAAAGAAGACGACTGCACCTGCACTCACTGAAGAGAGCGATCCCCCTGCCTAGTCTAAATAGGCAGGGGGATCGCTCTCTTGCTCAGTCCTCGGCGAGCTCGAAGCTCATGAGGTACCGGCCGCCGTTCACGAACTTCTCGGCGACCTCGGGAAGGACCGTGAGCGATGCACTGAGCGCAGGCGTGTACTTCGCCCAGGCCTTGTTCCGCTCGTCCTCGTAATCCGCCGTGAAGCTCACGAGCACCTGATCGTTGGCCTGCTCGTGCACCTGGCACTTCGCTACGGCCGTGACCTTCTCTGCCACTTGCTTCTCCTAACTCTGGACGCAGTCTGCTGGCTGCGCCTCTGCGACTATGGTGCACTTCATTGTTACCGGCTGCATCAAGGCATCCATGAAGGTGAACTGGAAACTGAACGGGAAAGTATCCGCGCCAGGAGGACCAGGGACCGTGGAGTCAGCGCCAGGCTTACCCTCCTTGCCATCGGGGCCGGGAACCGTGGAGTCCGCTCCCGGCTTGCCCTCTTTGCCGTCGGGGCCTGGGACGGTGGAGTCAGCGCCAGGCTTACCCTCTTTGCCATCAGGACCGGGAACAGTAGACGCCGCACCTGGCTTACCTTCTGAACCTGACGCTCCGATGCATCTGGAAGGCTCAAGTAGACATGCTGGCGAGTTTCCCGGCAAACCCTGCCTTCCCTGGATCCCTGGCGGACCTTGAATGCCCTGGATTCCTTGCGGGCCCTGGTTGCCCTGATTGCCGGGGATGCCCTGCTGTCCGATGATCTCCTTGGCTGGAGGAGCTGCTGGCTCCTGGCACTTGGGATCAGACTTCTTCACGGTGGGCCGAGAGCAGTATTCCTGCTGGCCTCGCAAAGTGTCGACAGAAGTGGCAAGCTGATCGATCGCCTGGTTCTGCCTAAGAAAGAAGATGAAGCATACAGTCCCCCCGACAGCAAAGATCAAAAGCCCCGCGATCAGTGCTGCCGCTGCATTCTTTCGTTCCTTGCGACGGTCGTGCTTGATCTGAAGAGTCCGATCGCCTAGACCCTCGATCCGGGGATCCTCTTCACTCATAGCAGTTCCTTCCTCATAACCTCCATGTCCATAGGCGTTCCTCCCAGGGCAATAATCTGAAGGCGATACCGGACAGCTTGCTCCATCAGAAGATTCGCCAAGCGAGCCTTCTCGTCTCGTTCAGCTTCAGCTTCATTTGCGCGAACCCTCTGAGCCTTGCTATCCGCGTTCAATCTCACGATGATCTTGTCATCGTCTTCGATGTCACCACGCCGCCAGGCGCGAACAGCAAGGACGATTCCATACAGACCAGTTCCGCCACCCAGCGTCATGACAACGGTAATGAGGGCGGTAACGCTGTCAAGTCCCCCGATCAGGACGACATTACTCATTGGCGGTCCTTCGGCGGAAGTTTCGCTGGATTAAAACAACCCTCCCAGCTTCTACTAGTCTTCCGACTAGCCCAGTGGTAGCTGCTGCGAAGACCAAGGAGAGGAACAAAACAGCCCCAGGCTGTTGCGAACTACCCAGGCGCGAAAAGAGGTAGATAGCATACACGCCCATGGCTGACAGTAGGAACGGGTAGCCTACGATCTCGATGGCGTACCTCTTGACAACCAGGGTGCCGAACAGAGAGATCAATGAACCTCCGAAAAGAAAGCTATTCCAAACGACAAAACCGAAGTCGCCAAGAAGTGTTCGGATGCCGGTCGATGTCAGAAACAAGACTGCTGCGCCCGCGCCCATGTAGAGGAAATACATTAGCGAGGCTAATGGACGCGGACGCAGAATCTTGTTGTAAGGCATGAACTCAGGCACACTTCCGGCAGGGTGTGACTCGGCAGACATAGATCCTCGCTAACCTGATGATCATGAAGTGCACCCTACGGCAGTCCCCGTGTCGAGTGTTACGCGGCTTGCGGAGTCTCCAGTACAGTACCCACTGGAAGACTGACCTCGTCGGCCGTTACCTCGTTGGCCGCAGGCCCCGCGATGACGCGACCGTCGTCAGTCACCTTGGAGACCGTGGTCTTCCAGGGTGTGACCTGCTTCGTGGTCGCGTAGCTGAGCATCTTGGTAGCGACCATCCCGACAGCCGCTACCACTGCGACCACCCACGACGGGACGCCGTCGATCAGAGCGAGCGCTCCGACGACAGCAGTACTTCCGGCCGCAACCCAGCCGAGAACCTCGACCGGCTTCGACTGACTCACCATGCTCGACGGGAGCTCTGGAAGGGCCATCAGGCCACGACCTTCCAGTTAGAGCGACGGGCCAGCTCCTGCAGCGTGATCTTGCCGGGGATGCCGTCAGCCTTCGTCCCAGCATAGCCGAGGTGGCGCTGCCAGAGCTGGTAGACGGTCTTGAAGCTGTTCTCCGGCTTGCCGAGACCCATCTTGAGGAGACGGCTCTTGATCGTCGCGACCTGCTCACCGGTGCCAGGCTTGTACTTCCCGGTACCGTGCTCAGCGTGATACTGAGCAGCCGACAGGCTGACCACGTATGGCTTCGCTGGAGGCTTGACGTCGCTCGGCTTCGGAGTGAACTCCGCGAGGCGCACGCCGTTCACGTCTTCCGTCCAGCCGAGGTAGGTCGCACCCCAGCGCGACTTGATCGTGCTGATCGTGACGCGGCCGACAGTGCCCGCACCGTTGATGTCGGTCGAGATGCAGTAGCCGTTCCCGTCCGAGATGGCGATGTGGCCGTACTGGCCGATGCGCCAGAAGACGAAGGCTCCACGCGGGGGCACTCCGCCAGTGTGCTTGAACTTGGCGTTGTTCCACGCCTGGATCGCACTCCCGTACTTCATCGGGATGCCGTACATCGTCCGACAGAACCGGAGGCACTGGCCCTTCCAGCCCGGCGTGGGCTTCCTGATCTGCAGGACGCAGTTGGCGATCGCCTTACTGATCGAGTTCAGAGCCATCGTCCTGCACCTCCGTCTCTACGAACGGAGCATCGATGTGACTCGAGTCAGCCAGCTCCCCATTGGGGGCCTCGTCCTCGAAAGGATCCGTTGCGGGATCGTACAACACTTGCGGATCGGGCGTGTCACTCATTGGACCTCCTTGTGTCCTTATATGGCACGCACACAATAAGACACAAAGGATCCGCCAGGCAAGCATTGTCCGCTAGGCCGTGATGATCTTTCCATTCATGATCTTGAGGATCTCACCCGAGCTTGCATCGGCATTCTTGACGGCAACCATAAGCCAGTGAGCAGGCACGTCGAACCTCTCGGCACCACTGTATCCGACAAGGCGAAATCGTGTCTCGTCAAACACGTACGAGGGGGCATTCTCAAGTGGCAATTCGTAATACAGTGCCTCGTACGACTGGGCCATCGTGACCCCGTTGGCAATGGTGGTGGAGGGAGTGAGGTCGGGGGAATTGTATCGAGGTACCGGTACACCTCCTACGCAGGGGCCGATAGCAAAGTACGAGAACTCAGTGTTGAACACAGGGCCATCACCCACGCAGATAGCCAAGAACCGCACAGTCCAGGTGAAGTTGTTGGTAGCGAAGGCGACTGTTCCACCGCCTGTAAGGCTCATCTGAAGTCGGTGCATCCACTGTGTCATCTCCCAGCCGTAAGTGGATAGCACGTCACTGATGACATACTTTCCAGGACCGCCGGTCACCTGTACAATGTCGCCAACCCCGAGAGGCTGCTTGCGAAACATCTTGACGTCTATGGCAGCCGAGTCGCCATTCAGGATAACGGTTGCAGCCCTGTTGGCGCGATCGATCGAGACGACCGATCCAAGCTGTGGCTCCATCTTCTTGAGGGTCTCGCTGATTGCCGTCCTGATGATGTCGCGCATCCTCATTGCAGCCTTCATTGTACCAAGGCCCTGACTCATGCTGCCTCCTCGTCGCCCTGGTCAACCGGCGTGTTCGACTGTCCGATGATCGTCACTCGCTTACCGCTGCCTGACATCGGCCCGAGGGCCATGGGGAGATCGAAGTTGATCAACAAGAATCTCGTCGGCTCGTCTACACCTGGACGTGGATCCTGGAAGTCGATCACCTCGCCTCCCTCCAGCCAGGGGAACAGGACCGCCGAGAATCCTAGCTGGAAGTCCTCGAGCGACTTGATCTTCAGCATCGCATCAGCCGTAGCCTGGCACTGCTCGTTCGAGGTGAAGAACGAAGACGTGTAAAAGTACGTGATGATCTGCCCGAGGTTCTCGATACTCGTCGGCGAGGCAGGGTTGTGGTTCTCTGCAATCGCCTGGTAGATCACGCCATTACTGGCATCGTCCTGGTTGTCTCCGGTAACGACAACCTGGTTGTAGATCCTGGCGCTAGAAGACTTCTTGCTGTAGGTGACCAGGTTACCGCGAGAAGCGTCGGCAGATAGCACCAAGCCAGCGGGGGAGAGTACTGGATCGCGGAACGGGCGGGTAGTAAGGAACCCATCTGGGCTGAAGAATAATTCCACATTGTGTGAGTCGCACAAACTCTTCAACCCTTCCCACCGGGCAGTCGTCCGGTCGAAAGTCGCTAGGGCTTGAATCGGGATTCCACCAGAGCCAAGCTTGAATTTCTTGATACCGCCGTTGGTCGCGATCGTCTTTACTGTCGCATCCAATGAGGACCCCTGGGGGAACGAGGTAGCTTGCGAGAACTTCGCGCTCAAGAGCTTCTTGGTGTAGTCGCGTCCCGTGATCTGTAGGTGCGTAGGGAAGTGCGCTTCGGAGATGTCGTCGATCATGAACTCGCCGGTCTGGGTTTCCCATTCGTACACCTTATCTTTCGCCTCGACCCACGCCAGTCCAATGCTCGTGAGGTTCATGAGCTGGACGTTGATGGACCCGTTGTAGCTGGTTTTGAAGTTGTTGTGGAACCACCGAGTATCACTGTCGGACTGGTAGGCCACTACCGAGTGCGTAAGCGTTGCTCCGCTAAGGTAGCTTGCAAGGCTCTTTGTCCGGTTGCTGATTCCAGATAGGAGATCACCGGAGATGGCGTGACTGTCAGTCCAGGCAGACCATCCGGCACGGAATCGATTGTCACCGATCGTCTTGGCCTGGAAGGGATTCGCAGCCGGAGATCCAACTGTAGTGATAGCTCCATACCAAGGCGCAGGGTAGGTTGCGAGGTGGTTGCCCAGCTTATCTCCATACGAAAAGACATTTGTACCCGCATTGAAAACAAGGGCGAGGATGCCTCCATACACAGACCTACCAGCAGTTGTGATACCTGCGACGACGATGTCGTATCCCTTGACCTGGCTAAGATACGGGTATAGGTTTGGGTCTGTCCCAGTATATTCTGGGAACGTGTCCACGTTAGTGTATCCGAAAGTACGGAGTAGTGGTAGGAGGTCGGCCGTCTCGTCCCAGAGAAGAGCCACTCGCGGTAGGCGGTCCTGACGCGTATACCTGAATCCACGGTAAGTCTTGATGATCTTGTCATACCAGAATCCGGTTGGGTCATGGCGAAGGACTCCATCCTTATTGTCAAGGGTTAGGTCCAATGATCGCCGTTCATCCCGGGAATAGTCAACCGAGATCGACCCACCGATAGCACGCGGAACATCATCCGAGGGGAGCCACAGAGTCTCGGCATCCTTCTCGTAGATCTCCACGCGCCGCGAGACGTAAGTGGTTCCGCCCAGGACGGCGTCTAGCAGATCCCGGTTGACTGTCGGCATTAGAAGTCCACCTCCTGGTACGGGATGGTGATGTCGGAGAACTCCGACACTCCTACGCCCGCAATGCGTCCGCCTCCGATGTTACCAGGGGCGATCTTCCAGATGTCACCAAAGGGGTTGCGGAGGTATAGGAAGCTCCGCTCGTTCTTCAGGGTCGAGAGCGCCTTCGCCTGCTGGCGCGCAGTGTAGAAGCCGGTCGTACGGCTCGCCGAGTCATCCTGGGTTGCAATCCATTCTCCGCCGTACTGATTGCCGTCGAAGTAGGGAGTGAAGGATCCAGTCTCGAGCTGTACTCCGGCGACGAGTAGCGTCTGGTCGCTGGTGGTCGCCCCGCCGATGCCGTTGACTCCGATGGAGATCTCGATGTCGGTGACTGTTATGGCGAGAGCAACGCTCAGGCCGTAACGCTTCCAGCCGTACACGCTTGTCTCGAGAAGACTCGGTGCGATGTAGCCCGAATCCGTGATCTGCGCGGCGGATGCATCGAGCGTACGTAGCCGCAGGTGGGTTCCGTGTGACGGATCGATGGTCTCTGCAACCCAAAACGACACGTAGGCCGACCCATTCCACAGCGGCTCTACGCGAATGTCTCGAACGGGTACAGTTGTCTTGACTCCCGCCCGTGCCGACGTGGCAGGACCGATGTCCTGGATGTCAACCTTGCAGATCTCGAGCTTGCCGGTCGGCGAGGGAACACCAGGCGATTCGATTCCAGTCAGGATACTTGCCACCGTACCGGCCAGGTAGGTAGACCACCGCGACGGAGCCGACGAGTCAGCGTCCTTGCGCGTAAGTGTAGGGTTGAGTACGAAGTTCGTACGCTCCTTGCCGGTCAGGAACCGGTCACGCAGATGCACACTCAGGCTGCCCTGGTAGCCGAGGCGATCGCCGTACTCAACCTTGGTTCCACGGTTGAGCAGGTGATAGTTCTCCTGCTCGAACTCCTCGGTCGGGTCATCACTCACGACCTGGTAGAGCGGAATACTGAGGTCAGCAGGATCAGTCGGATGAATCAACCAGTAAGAGGTTGACAATGACTTGATCGTAATGATCTTGCCAGCCTCCAGGGAGGACTCGATGATATCGCCAAACCTCTCAACCACCTGTGTTACGGTGTACTGATAGGTCTGGTTCGCGCCGACCAGGAAGTCGCGGTACACAAGATACGTAGCGTTCGGCGCAGTCCACTGCACAACGAGTTGCCAAGACGTAGATCCGAGGGCTCGTCGGTACAGGTTGAACGCCACGAAGTCTACGTCATAGCCTACTGGATTGAGGCTGGCGTAGATGAATCCTCGTGTGTCAAGTTGCGAGGGATCGATGGACAGGTTCTGCGGCGAGGCCGGTGGCGTCCAGGCGGTGGAGAACTGAGACTGGACCGATGCATCAAGACCAAGGCTGTCTCGAATGAACACGATGACCGTGTACGAAGTACCGTTCCGCAAGAACCCTGCCGGGATGATATACGAGGTGTCGGCTCCTGCAGCCCAGTTCGTGTCATACGTCGTCAGGTCGCCGGTAGTGATCAGGACTCGAAACGCTGCTTGAGTCTTGCCTACCGCCAGTCCTGGGTTCCAGGCGATGTTCGGGGATCCAGTGGTCAAGACTGCGTTGAACGCAGGCGAGGTGATCGTCGGGGCAGGCGCATCCGTCACATAGAAAGTCGAATACGCAGAGTTGGCACCCTTGACATCGTCTGAATCCCACAGCGCTACCTTCCAGCGAAGAGGCACATCCTTCGCGGTGGATGGCAGGTTGACTACGCCTGAGCCATCGTTGTTGCCCAGTAGCAGGACCGACGCAACCTTGCCAGTGTCGGCCACCACAGAGCCATCGACTGCGTTCTCGACGATGATCTGGTATGCCGTCTGGAAATCGAACGGCGAGGGGTCGCTGAACTTCCAGGTGAAGTTGACCTGGCCGAAGCTTCCGTAGATGATGATCTGGTTGTTGTTGGGCGCGAGGTTACCGCCGACCGGTGGGTGAGCTACGGTGAAGCTCTGAGCTGTCGACCAGGCGCCGATGTCACCATACTCATCGATCGTACGAGAACGGACGTACCAGAGTGCCTGCGAGAGCTCTCCGGGTGCATCGACCACTTCACTTACAGTCGGTGGAGTCACCTGCCAGGTGAGGTAGTCAGTATCCGGCTCGGTGATGATTCTCGAGTTGGTAGTGAAACCCGAATCCGACGCGACCTGCCACTGGTTCTTCTGACGGAACGGCGGGTAAGGAACCGGGAAGGTGATCGTTGCCGACAGGACGGGCCTGTCGGTGTTAACTGTCGTCCCGGTAGCAGGCTTGATGGCAACTGGCGCGGTCGCCTTGCGCTTCGACACAGTTTCAACGCGGTAGACGGCAGTCGTTCCGGCCTTCCACCAGAAGGCTACGATGTCAGCCTGGGTGCCGTTGACTACGCTTCGAGGGTGCGCTCCACCCCACACGGCTGACGGTGGCGCGCCAGATGGAGCATAGTTGTTGGCGAACTGCTGGTTGCCAGTCTGGTAGAAGATCTTCTGCTGCGTCAGGTCGATCCTGCCTGCGAAGCAAAAGATTCGAGTGACGGGTGGATTCTTCCAGGACCCAACAGAATAGTAGGCAAAGGTGTTCGTACCTCGCGAGTACGTGCAGGTAACCCAGTTGTTGCGGCTGACCGTCGTGTTATTCACGGAGCCATTGCCAGATGAGATAGTCGGTGGAACTACAGTTGTAGCCAGGTTGGTGGTCGTGTTCCAGTCCCAGACGTAGGTGTACCCGGTCCAGGCTCCTCCGTCAATGACTCCCGTCAGCACCCAGCGTTTGTCAGAGATGTTGAAGATCCAGAACTTGCGCATCATGTCGCCATAGCCTGCGCCGTACGAGGCGTGGATGTTGTCGACTCGTTGCATGACTCCAGTGGTCTTCAGAGTCTTGAACATGTAGACCACGCCGCCGTAGTCCTTGTTGGCGCTGCCGATCCGCTGCGCACTCACAGCGAAGTATGCCATGTTGTCGCCAGCGAATGCAGTCTGGTTTGCCGACACGCTGACGTCTTCTGAGTACGACATGGCACTGTCGTTGGGGACGAGGTTCTGAGCGGTCTGTGCGATCCAGGCGTTCGAGTCGTTGCGAACGAAGCAGCGAAGCTCAACCTTCTTGCTGCCCGCTCGCGTATCACTGAGAATCGCCGTGACGACAGCGTTGGTCGTGGAGGTACCCAGGACGTCGATGTCGAGGCGAGTGTACATGATCGTAGTCAGACCGGAAGTCCCTGGGAAGGTGACCACCATCTCAGCCGACCCGACGCTCCAGGTTGGCGTGCCTCCACCGGCCGCGTACGTACCCTTGAAGTACTGGATCTGACCAGTGTTGAATCGGTAGACGAAATGGAAGTTGTTGGAAGCATCGATCGCCATCGAGCAGGGGATCAGGTTCGCCAAGGCCGCAAGACTGACTGTGGCCTTGAGTACGAAGGTCAGTCGATCGAACGAATGGTAGACGTACAGCTTCGGCACGCCAGTGCTGTCTCCACCGTCCCCAGTGATCGCTGCCTGGTTCATGTCCACCACGGCGACCAGCAGTGAGCCGTCAGACAGGACGGCAGTCATCCGCTTGCCGATAGGAGCAGAACTCTGCTCAAACCCAACCGTCTTCAGCAGAGTCATTAACCGACCAACCCTTCCAGGTTATCCAAGAACGCCTCAGCGTCATCCCCAGACTTGACGTTCGGGAACTCAAACTTGACGTTGTGGAAGTTGTACGTGTTCGAGGTGCCACTGCTACTGTTGTTCGTCGGACGCTCTTCGTTGCGAGTCGCGGCGCGGGTGAAGTTCCGCATTGCGGTCCAGTCGGCATGCGCGAACACCGGCTCAGGCTTCCGGCTATTGTTTACCACAGATGACAGCCCCGGTGGCAACATGCCGCCGCTATCAAACAACAGGGGTGACAAGGCTGGGTTAAACGCCTTGCCCTTCTTGCTCAAGATATCGAACGGCGGGTCGCCGATCTTGCCACCGTTAGCGAAGCCAGGCAGGTGGTAGATCCCCGAGTTGAACAGGCCGTCCGTTGCACCTCGAGCCTGCGATCCGGTCACGACGCCACGTCCGCCTCGAGACTCAACGTTCATCCCATTCAGCGTACCGGCAGTGTGGCCGGGGCTACCTCGGAACCAAGCCACCGAGAACGCGCCCGGTCCTGGCTGGAAGATTCCACCTGGCATCGACCCGGTCGCAAACCGCCTGTTGTACAGCGGCTTGCCCTGGATGTAGTTCGTGATAGCTGACATGAATCCAGAACAGTCGTAACCCTGCGGACCCACGCCACCCCAGATGTACGGCTTGCCAACCTGTGACTGCGCCCACGCCGCAGCGCCAGCAAGTCCGGGGTTAGATGGCAGGCCACCAGCTCCGGTACCGCCAGACTTCTTCACCCAGTCGAGCATCGTCTTCTGCATGTAGCCGACGCTGCCCGTGGCGGTCTTGTTGGCAAACTCCGGCTCCGGGAAGGCGGCACCCGCCATCTTCTTTGCAGGATCCATGATCGAGTTGATCGCGAACTCTGGACCCTTCTCCATCCAGGACTGAACCTTCGACATACCCTTGTCGATGAGTCCGCCCAGGAAGTACCCCTGACCGCTGAACGCTTCCCTGGGAATCTGGCGGTTGCGGATCGCGTTCATCATCCCAGTACCGTAGTACTGGACAGCCTTGACCGGCTGCATGTACTCGCCAGCCGTAGCCCAGATCGGAACGTTGTCAGCCGTGGACGTTGGACTGTTGCCACCGATGCGGCCGCCCGCAGCAAACTTCGAGGGCGCATGTCCGCCGCCCGAGGTGTCCATTCCTACGCCGCCGCCCTGGGCCAGCTTCGGGATGGTGATACCGAACAACTTAACAACCTTGTTAAGCGGGTCGATAAGGTTGCTGTTGATCCACCCCTTGATCTTGTCGATCGGTCCGGAGATCTTGGACTGAATCTTGTCAAAGATCTTGCCGACTGCGGTTACGAACAGGTCGAACGCGGTCTTCAGTGGGGTGATGAACTTGTCGTTGACCCACTTGATCAGCGCCGAGATGCCGTGGAACCTGGACGCGATGCCTGCCGCGATCTCGCTGATCTTGGGCGCGAGGGTGTTCTGCCACCAGCCCTTGAACTTGTTGTACAGTGGCATCAGGACGTTGTCCCAGATCCACTTCGGGATGGTGACCGGAAGCTTCAAGATTGCAATCAAGGCCGCGATCATGAAGTTCAGGTAAGGCTTCAGGTAGTTATTCCATACGGACACGAAGAAGTTGTAGATAGGCTTGAGGATGTTATCCCAGACCCACTTGGGTAGGCTGGCAAGCCACTTGAAGACCTTGATGATTCCGTTGACGAGGTCAGGTACGATCGAGTGGCCGACCAGGACATCGTACAGCCACTTGAAGAATCCGACGATACCTTCGACAACACCCTTGATGATGCCCCAGAGGATCTTGCCAATGCCCCTGAAGATACCCCAGATGATGAACCAGGCGCCCTGTACGATGCTCCACAAAGCCTTGAAGGCAAGTTTCCAGTCCCCATTGATGATCGCCAGAACGCTCTGAACGAGACCCTTGACAATCAGAATGATGCCCTTGAGGACCGTACCGATCATCTGAATGATCGGGCCGATGATGTTGCCAATCACATCAAAGAGCGTGCGCAGGCTCATGAGGATGAGGCCGATGACGACACCCAAGATAATCTTGAGTGCTGGCCACAACTTCTCCCATGCCTGCTTCAGCGGCTCGACCAGATCCTTCAAGCCAGACAGCGCAGGTCCAACCTCATCCCAGAACTGCTTGATACCCTTCTTCGCACTGTCGACAATCTCCTTGAACGCCGGGCTGAACAGCTTCCACAGTGCCCCAGCGACTGTGGAGATGACGCCCCAGACTTTCTCGAACGGCTTAAAGATCGCACCGAAATCAACATTATCAAACATGTGACCAAAGAAGTCACCGAGTGTCGAGAAGATCGGGCTAACGTTCTTACTCCACCAGCCCTTGAACTCGCCCCACTTCTTCTTGACTGGCGCGAACATGTCGAGACCCTTGAAGGCGTCGGTCGACTTCTTCTGTAGCTCGGCAGTGAGCTTATCGATCTCCGCTGACTGATCTGTCCAGTCCTTGCGAAGCGCCGCGCCAGTACCGGCGACATCCGCAAAGTTTCCACCCTGCGCGTCGGCGAGTGTCATCGCACCGTCTGCAGCACCAGCCCCAGCCTTCTTGGCCTTGACTGCCTGCTCTGAAGCCGATGCCGCCGTGGACATGTCTCGCATCGCAGACTCGACCGCGTTGATCGCGTCCTTGAGCTGCGAGTAGGAATCGTTGAGCGCGTCGAGCTTTGACTTCTCTACGTCGAGCTGCTTCGCAGTAATGTCACGCGCTGCAGTCATCCGATCAACAACGGCCTTCTGTGCGTCGACTGCCGCGTTCGCCTTGTCAAGGGCTCCCGTGTACTTGTCGACATCGGCCTTGGCTGCAGTGATACCAGCCATGATAGTGCCGAACGGCATCTCCTTCATGGCCTTGGAGGCCAGTTCAATCTGCCGCGTCAGGGGATCGAACTGCAGCGAGTTCTGCAGGTCGAGCATCTCGCCCTTGCGCTGGAGCTCATCCATCGCCTTGTTGAGATCATTGAACGGCTTCATCTGGTCAGTGATCGCGGCCTTCTGCTGCTCAAGGCCGTTCAACTGATCCTGGTAGTAGCCAGTGATATCGCTGCCCGCACCGGCGCTGCGTAGGTCAGTCTGCTCTGCACGGAGCGTCTCGATGGTGCCATTCAGGCCCGCCATCTTCGACTGCAGGTCGTCGAGCGTTCCGTTGACCTGCTCCATCTTGAGCATCTCAAGGCGCAACCTCTTCTGCGCCTGCTCGTTAGCGAAGATCTGGTCGGACATAGCCTGCATGCCCTGGATGGGAGTGTCAGCCCAATCCTGAAGTCGCTTCTGAGCCTTGTCTAGAAGATCCGAATAGTTCTGCGAAATCTTCTGGAGCGCATCGAGCTTGTCCTGCTGAGTGTCTAGCGCAGCGTTAGCCTTGTCGAGGGCAGACTGCCAACGGTTGACCACGGCCTGCTGTGAAGCAATCGCACCCTCCATGCGAACCAGGTCAGCATTGAGAACTCCGAGAACGGTGTGCAGCTGGCCGAATCCACTGGCAAGCGCTGGAGCGAACTCCTTGACCTGCGCCATGTCCTGACTGAAGCCATCGAGGCCAAGGCTAGCAGTTAGCTGACCGAACTTCTTGATGACTGCATAGGCACCATCGATGTCACCCTTGATGGAGTCAAGGCTGCTGAACTGCTTCCTGATCTCCTCCATTCCCTTGGTGACGTTTTCGACCAAGGACGGAGAGTGGTGCGCAAAGGGATTGATGTAGCTGAACAGCTCATAGATCTTCATGGCGATCGTCTGCACGATCTTGGCGACCGCCATCAGCGCGGACTGCACACCCTTGGGAAGTGCGTACCACGCCTTGATGATATTCTCTACGAGGTTGTTGTTCGTGCCGCTCCACCAGTCAGCGATGTTCTGCCAGATCTGCTGGATCTGCGTACGACACAGCATCAACAAGGTGATGACTGCCGTGACGATCAGGCCGATCGGTCCCGTGATGGCTCGAATGAGCAGCGGGCCGATCTTGACGAGGCCAGCCAGGATGAGTGGGCCGAGGGTCGCAATGCGAGCTCCGATGGCGGCCATGGCAGGGCCAAGGCGAGCCGGGAGCGTCTTGAACAACAGGAGCAATCTGGCTGGCGCAGCTGCCATACTGACCATGATGGCAAGGATGCCAAGGCGGATCCGAGCCATGATCACAAGGATGCCGGTCTCCATGGCAGCAAAGATGCCAACGATCCGAGTCGACATCGCAGCCTGAATAACAACCATGCGCGTAGCGAAGGCAGACCAGATGGTCGTTACACCTGCAGATACTGCTGCGGCAATCCTCGGCAATAGACCAAACGTACTCATGAAGGCTACGTACATGGCAGTCCACACCATGTTGAGCGCCAGCCCAGCACGCGCCCAGATGCCGGTCAGTGGACCAGTCGCCATGCCGAGTCGCATCACGGCAAGAATCATCGGGGCAACGAAACTCCCGATCACACGAAGCGCAGGCGCTAGCGCACCCTTGATCAGCATGGGCAGCGCGCCGAACATGAACAGCAGCTGCGCCATCATGCCTGCCATGGGCACGACGAATATCCTGCCAAGTGTAGCTAGGAGCCACGGCCTGATCGGAAGGAAGGCCAGGGCTAGCGCAACCCGAAGGTTGAGCGCAAAAGTCCTGACGGCAAGAAGGGATGCAGTCGTGGCAGCGATCACGGCACCCGGTAGGGCCACCGCCCCACGGACCACCACGCCTACCATTGCACCCCATGCCGTACCGACGCTGGATAGCGCTAGACGGAATCCCCCCAGCGCCATTGAAGCGATGCGGATAGGTACGGTCAACCCCTTGCCGAACATCAGGCCGAGCTGGCCGATGAGGGTGGCAGTCGAACCAAAGTACTTGAGCAGCGGGCCGAACAGCGCCAGGAGGACCGCGAAGACCAGAATCATCTTCTGGACCGGGGCTGGGATATCCTGGAAGGCTACGACTAGATCCTTGATCAGCCCAGCAAGATAGATGATGTACGGGATGAGTGGCTGGATCGCGTCGGCAGCGCCGTTCTGGAGTGTCGTCCAGATGATCTGCAGGCGGCGCGGATTGCTGGTGAGGACCTTCTGAAGTTCCTGGTTGGCGATCTGGAAGGTCTTCGTGTCCGACGATGTGGCATCGAGCGCCTTCTGGTAGAAGCCGGTCGTGCTACCCAGCTCCCGCATCAGGACGTCGAACTTGTTGACCTGCCAGCGAGACGCGATGATTGAGCTGACAAACGACTTCCCAGAGTCCGACAGCCTGTCGAACTGCGTCTCCATGATCTTGAGGCGCTCGGCACCGTTCGCAGACTTCCAGCTCATGTCTGTGACGTTGATGCCCATCTCGGCCATCACGTCGGCAGCCTGCTTGGTCGGTGCCATCAGGCGAGACAGGATCGTCTTGAGCGCGTTGCCTGCGTTCGCAGCCGAGCCGGTCGCAGGAGTGAGGGCGGCCAGCATGGCAGCGAGCTCGCGAGTCGAAACTCCAGCGGTCTGCGCGGTGCCAGCGGCTCTTTCAAAGCCCTCGATCAGACCCTGCATACTGATGCCGGTCTGGTTCTCAACTGCGTTCAGCTGAGCGAGAGTCTTCATCAACTCTTCGCTGTTCAGCTGATACTGCGACTGAATGGAGATCAGTGCTTGCGTGGCTGCCGCAGCATCCATATCACCAAGGATGATCGCCTTCATGGTAGCGTCAACCGCCACCGCGAGATCCTTGCCGGATGCACCAGCCGCCGCCCAGGCAGCGGCCACGTTAATTACCTCGGCCTGGTTTACGCCGTAGTAATTACTGAGAGCCTTGAAGTTCTTCTGTAGTGCACTGAGCTCGTTGTTGAATGTCTGCGTGGCCTTCTGATTGGCCATCTCTTGCGTGAGACCCTGCTGGGTCTTCATGTAGAAGGCGGCCGCAGCCTGGGTGTCCCCGTAGACCTTCTGGACTTGCGTGAAGGCCTTCTCGTTCGCAAGCTGCCACTTCGTCGCAGCGCCCGCCGCGATCGCCAAGGGCAGAGTGAAGTTATAACTGATCTGTCTACCGGTCCATTGGACCTGGTTTCCCCACTTGGCCATTGCGGAGATGTGCTTGTCGCCGATGAATGATCCACCGGCGCTGCTGGCCCTCCCGAGCTCACGCTCAAGGGAAGTGACCTGACCCTGTAGGGCCTTCAGCTGAGCCTGAGCTCGAGCTGCCGCGACACGAACTGTGATGTTCATGTAGCCTTGCACAGTGGGTCTCCCTCGCTGACCTTAAGGTCCAGTTATGGGCCTCCACTGTGCCCGAGTGCAGGCGATAAGATAAACCGCCCGGCATCGCTCTGTCAAGCAATGCCGGGCGGTCACCTGCCCTTGCGCCCTGCGACTTTGCCCTTGGATTTCTCCTTGGCAGCTTCTTGTTCGTCGTGCCGACTCTTCACGCTCTGATACTGCTGGAGCCTTCGGAGGAACAGCGGGTCCTGATCCATGATACCGCCGCCTTCCGGCCAGACGGTAAACTGGGTCATGATCATCCAGTTGACCAGGACAAGGGCGCCGTGCCACTGATCAGGGATAGGACGATTCTTGACGAACAGCTCTACTTGCTGCTCGAAAAATCCGCCTCGGCCTCACGGTTGACCGCGAGCTGACGGAGCTCGCGCAGCTCGTTCATCTGCTCGTCGATCTCCTTGACCGACAGATCTTCCTGGAGGAACGGGTTGAACTTCCGCACGTCCATGAGGAGCTTGTCGAGGAGCTTCGGGTCGGCGACCTGGATCCAGGTGCGCAGCGTACCCTTGTTGAACGGGACCTGAGTGCCGTCCTTGTACAGGCTCCAGTCGATGACGGCCGCGCAGATCAGCGCCTCGCGGTCCTTCGCCTGATCGATGTCGATCCGCGTGTCACCGGTCTTGCGCATCGAGGTCATCTGCATACCGGCCTCGTGCTGGTACTGCGCCCGGTTGCCCTCGTTCATCTTCCGGATGACGAAGAACTGCTTGCCGTCCGGGAGGTAGTGGCGCGTGTCGCCTCGAGTACCCCAGTAGTCCTCGTACACGGTGACCTCGGGGGAGCGACCCGGCTCGCCCTCGGTGACGACAGTGTGGCCCGAGTGATCCAGGCCACCCTCAGTTTCGGTGTGCGGTGCAGTCATCCTGATGCCCCTTCTAAGGCTTTATGGATCTTATGGCTCCGGTCCGCACTGATGCAGCCCAAGACCAGACACCCTTAGGTTTGCGTCGTCCTGAAGACTGTAATGGCGGACCGGAGGTCTGAAGGATAGCATGGCACCGGGCCAGGGTGATGGCGTAACCCTGGCCCGGTGTGCTATCGGTACTACGCGATTGCCGCCAGGGCGTTCTTGACCACGGCTGTGCACGCGGGAGTTGCCACCAAGGGACGCAGGCCGCGCCAGTTGATGTCGTTCTCGATGATGTCGTCGCCGGACTGCTCGAGGCCGTACGGCTCCAGCGCCACCTTGGGAAGCGTGAGTACCAGCGACTCCTTCGTCAGCGGCGTACCGCCGACGATGTCCTCGTAGGTGGTCGCCGTGATGACGAGTGCTTCCTTGTTGGTCAGACCGCCAGGCACGACCGCCGCAGCAGCCCCGTTGACAGCCTTGCGCCACAGCGCCGAGTCGGTCGGCCGAATGCTGACCGAGCCGGTGAACTCCCGCGACTTGGCGGTCAGGTCGCCGATGAAGAACGAACCCAGCCGGAAGTCGTCATCCTCGAAGTTGTTCGTCATGTCGAACGAGAACGACTTCGCCGGAAGGCTCACGCCACCGTACGTGATCGAGATGTTCGTTCCCACCAGGAGGAACGTGTCGTCCCAGGTGGGGGTTGCATCGACCGTGACGCCTGCGGTCTGCTTGCGGGCGATCATGCCGAAGGTGCACATGAGGAACCCGTTGGCGTCGCACTCGAGGTGGATCGTGTTCACTACGGCGTCGGTGTAGTTGAACTTCTCGAGGCCACCGCCGATGTTCTCCTGGACAGCCAGGAAGGGCAGTGTCGCGTTGTCGAGCGGCGTGAAGGTGTGAGTCGTCACGCCGGTGGTGGTGACCGAGGCGGCAGAGCCGAAGCCCGCCTTCAGAATCGTGCACAGCGCTTCGAGACGAACATACGCCTCGTAGTCGCCTCCGTAGGACACGGCCCCCAGGTACGCATCCACCGTGTCGCGACCGCCACCGATTTCCGGGTCGGTCGTCAGAAGCTCGCGGTTCGGAGACAGCTGCCCCGACCGAAGCTTCATGAACTTCGAAGCGGTGTCGAAGGTAGCCGGGAACAGGTCCGGGGTGGCCTGGGTCATGAAGCCGACGGCACCGGCCTGGCTGGAGTACCCCATGGCTTACTGCCCTCCGTTTCCGTTGTCGCCGGTGCTTGGAGCAGTAGGCGGCGTCTTGGGCTTGGTCTTGGGCTCGCTGGCCGCCTTGGCCGCCGCTGCTTCCTCGGCCGCCTTCGCAGCGTCGGAGTCGACCTGAGCGTCGACCTTCTCCTCCGTCTTCGGAGGAAGACCGGCCTTCTCGTCCGCAGCGGCCTGCGCCGCCTTGTTGGCTTCCTCGGACTCGCGCATCATCTTCGCATACGCAGTCTCGACAGGCTGGTCGGCCTTCTCGGCTGCGGCGACGGCGGTCTCGACTGCGACCGCTCCCGTCTCCAGTACGCGATCGAGCTCGGCCTGCAGGTTCGCCTGCTCGCGCTTCAGTTCCGCAGCGCGAGTTTCGAGTTCTGCCTGGTTCTGCACCTGTGCGACTTCAGACTGCGCCTGAGCGATCTGGTCGCGAATCGCCTGGTTGGCATCGTGCAGGGCTTCCAGGTCTTGCTCGCTGGTTGGCATCTCATTCCCTTCTTACTGAGTAGCGGTCTGTAGCCAGAATTCCGTGATGGTGCTCTGAAGAAAAGAGCCTTGCACCTCATTCGACATGAAGCGTTGAGCTCGAGGCCCCCAGCGCATAGCTTTGTGAGTCCTACCGCCACTCGTGGCCATCAACTCGCCGAATGCTAGCTGCAGGAGCTCGTCTTCGTAAAGCATTGCCCGGATGCGCTCTGCCATTACAGCATGAGTGCCGATGGCAGTTGCTTCATCCTGGTGTTTCACGAAAGACTGGACGAACACCCGGTAGTCCTGCAGGGTGGGGATGTTCCTCATGGTGGGCGTCATCTCGAAGGAATCTTCGTCTGGCGCCCAAGTGTCGGGATACAGGCCGATGGCCTGGATTGGATCAGTCGGCCGGAGAGGTCGGAGGATGACTGTCACATCTAGATCGATCGCGACGGGGATGCGGACCCTGATGCGCTCGATGATGTTGTTTGGAAAGACATCCAAACTCGGCTCGATCACGGCGACCCCACAAAGAATGCCAGGGCAGTCATGACGTAACCAAGGTCAACCTCATTCATGCCGAGAACCGGACGGGGCGGGACTCCCCGTCGGAAGCTTGGATCACCCTGCTGGGCCGTCTTGACCTTACTCTTCAGCTTGCCTGACGGTGCACTAGCGGGGTGCTGCAGAAAGGCCCCCATCGGGGATGCTTGCACGGATGCTGACACGGAACCCTGAGTAATATACCTCTCGAGCTCTCCAGTCCGGACGTTGATGGGATGCGCCCCCCCGTAGCCCATCTGCTGCCGGATGACCTCCGTAGCAGGCGCGAGAGGAGTCCACTTACCAACCACGTCATCGCCCTCATCCTGGAACCTCTGCTTGGCGCGGTTGATCAAGTAAGGAAAGACGGTCATGGAAAGAAATGCCGTCAGGCCCTGTGGTCCGAGCTTCCGGTCGAGATGATCGATCATGTCACTGACGTACTTGGAATCACCAGTGAGGTCGATGTCGATGTAAGTTCCACGCTTGGCCATCAGAGGTACGGCCTTACTTGAGATCCTACTACCGGCGGCCAGGAGATGGTCGCGAACGGGTCGAGCAGGAACTCGTAACCAGCCTGGACCAGGCTGTGCGAGTCTTCGTTGAAGATCATCGGCCCAGTCTGGTATGCGCCAGCATTGGGGTCAAGGGGGATTGCGCCCGTGATAGAAGCTGCCCCATCCTGGATCGCCTTCAGCATGGCGAGTCCCTGGTTCAGCATACTGAGTCCGTATGCGTTCAGGTTGTCGTCTTCAGCTGAGATGGCAATGTCCAGAATCAGACGGCCACTAGCAATGAACTTGTTGCACGTCTTCAGCCAGAGCTGGGATGGCCGGTTTGCGGGGGTGTCGTCCAGCACAATCGGAGTCACGTACAGCTGACCGAGGACAACATCCATCTCGTCAGCGGCAGTGCTTGCAAACCCCGTGCCATCCCCGTACTGGGTCGACAGAGGAATGTTTCCGATGAGCAGGTCGCTCGCCTCGCAGTAGGCCATCCCAGTCTCCTGACTACTTCTTGTCCGCTGCTGCGGTCTTCTTCGCAGCAGCCGGAGCCGATGGCGCACTGGGGGTACTGCCGGTCGTGCCATCGGCCTTGACCTCGTCGGTCGAGCCGGTGCCGGTTGCCTGGTTGTTCTGCTCGTTGGCCTTGGCAACCCGAGCGGCAAACTCCTCGTCGGTCTCGTTGCTGACCGGCGCCTCGCTCGAACCCTCGTCCTTGCCGGTCATCGCGTGAGGCACGTTCGGACCCCAGGCCGGATCCTTGTACTGCTCGCGCTTCGCGTCGAAGGCATCCTTCTCGGAGATGTCCAGCGGCACGCCGGTGACCGGATCCTGGCCCGCGTCCTCGCGAGTCCACTCCTGGTGCGAGTACGCGACGTCTTCCGTGGAGACGACCTCCTCGTTGGACTGGACGGCACCCTCGGGGTCCTCGTCCACCTCCTCGGCCCGGAAGGGCTTGTTGCGGTCGTCCGAGTGGTTCATGTAGATGGGATCGACGCCCAGGTACGCACTGACGTCCTGCGGCTCGTCCTTCTCGTCTGGCTTGTCTGCCATTCCCTCTCTCATTTCTCGAAGCGAACGGGGGACCGGAGACTATCTCTCTCCAGTCCCCCGTTCTGTGATCAGGACGATCAGCTGGTCGTGCTGGTCGAGGTGGCCTGCTTGCGCTGGGTCACCCGCTGGCGCTTCGGCAGCGACAGCTTCCCGGTGCTGGAACTCGGGTAGCCGATCGAGGCCACACCGACTGCCTTGCCGAGACTCGTGCGACTGCCCCGGCGAGCCGTCGTCTTGCGGATGGTGACTCCGCCGCCAGTTCCGACGCCGGTTCCGCCTCCGTATCCCTTCGCCATGTTCACACCACCTGTTCGATGTAGCTGACGTTTGACCACGGAACGAGCATCTTCACGACACCCGATCCGCCCTGGTACGTGAACGCCACCCCGTCGGCCTGGAACTCGAAGTCGATGGCGGTGTAGTCAGCACCTGTCCGAGTGAAGATCCGAAGGTTGTTGGCGCCGTCTTCGAAGTTGACTGCGGTCAGGTTGGCACTCACGGGATGAGATCCACGTTGACTGCGTAGGTCTTGTCCATGTGCAGGAAGACCGGGAAGGCCTTGACGCCAGTGCCCACGTCGTAGCCCCAGGGGTCGGTCCGGTCCTTCTCCCACTCGTAGAACCCGGCGGTCCAGTTCCCCTCCGGGTGCGGCGCGGTGAGCATCTTGCCGAAGCCGATCTCCGTGTCGTCGAACTGGTTGATGTCGTCCTCCTTGGGGAGGAACACCATCTCGATCTCCGGCATGAAGCGGTTGTTCGTGACCGTCGAGCTGCCGACCGGCCGCGTGCGGTACACCGAGTCGTACTCGATGAAGCTGATCCCGGTCGCGTTCGTGACAACCTGGAGGGCCGCCGCCGGTCCCCAGCCGTCCATCACGTAGTTGGGGTCAGCCGTCGCGATGCCACCCGAGCCGTTCGGCACGATGAGGCCGGAACGCTGCGCGAACTTGTCCGACGCGATGATCCGGTTCATGACCTTGCGGCTGCACAGGACCCGGTCGATCCGGACGCTGTACAGGTCGTACATCATCTCCTGGACCGCCAGGAAGAATCCGATCGGGTCGAACGAGACGCCCGACCAGTCGACCACGCCGTTGAGGACGTACGACCCGAGGTCGTTGTCGACGTGCCCAGCTTCCTGAGTCGTTGGCCGACCCCACGGGACGGTGAACTTGATCTTGCCGTCGTTGTACGCCAGTGCGCCGGTGGCGATCGAGGTCATCGTCATCCACTCGAGCCGGTTGTCGAGCTTCCGACGACGCAGCGCGGTGTCCTTGGCGATCTTGGTCGCCCAGTCGTCCATCATGGACGTGACGGTCAGCGGGAGGGAGTTCGTGTCCCGCATGATCTCGAGGATCCGGTTCATCTCCCGGTAACGGGAGACGTCCGACGCCGAGTAGCGCGTCTTGTGCGCCCAGTCAATGATCGATGCACGGCCCTGACCGGGGAACACGTCGTCCTTGAAGCTCAGCTCGGACTCGGCGTCCTCGGCGCGTGCCGGGGCCAGACCATCGGTCAGACCCTTGGCGTAGTTGAAGATCACGTCATCAGACGCGACCTCCAGCCAGGGGGCCAACGACAGTCCGATGTGGTTGGTCGGAGGCAGGATCTCTCGCACCGTGCCGAGAGCCACCTCCTTGCGGACCAGGCGATCCGGCCCGACCTGGCTGGCAGCGAACTGCGCCAGTTGCGTCGGGTCGCCACCGGCGGCCGAGAAGGCAGCCATCGCCGCCGCGAAGGCGTTGATGTTGCCTGACGTGACGAGCTTGGTGTTACCCATTCGAGGCTACCTCCCTTACTTGAACAGGATGGAGACGCCCTTGCCTGCGGCGCCACCACCGATCATGGCAGCCGCAGTCGTGTTCGACAGGGCAGCTTCGGTCGTCGCGGCGAGGTTGCCGCTGTATTCACGGCACCACGCCTGGACCGCTGCGCACATGTAGTTCGCGGCGATCTCGACGTCTCGATCCATCGTCTGCCAGGGCAGAAAGGTCTCGAGGATGCCAACGATGTTCGCGACGACCTGACGACCGTCGACAACATCGGTGGTCGGAGCGACGAACGGTCCGACCTTGCCGGACTCCGCGCCCGACGTGATCTTCGCGAGGATGAGACCGCGCTGGGCGATCTTCATGCCCGCGACTCCATCGACGGTCTGAGTCCGGATCGTGCTGGCGGCCAGCGTGTACGACTCGAACTTCATCCCCTCGGTGGAGCGAAGGTACTCGTTGATGCCGAACGGCGACCGGTCGGCCACGTCCTGCTTGTTGAAGCTTGCCATGGGTCAGATCTCCTAGCTCTGCGCCTGCGCGGCCTGGACCTGGGGCTCGAGGGCCTTCATCTTCACCCAGGATGGCAGCTTCTCGATGTCGGCCTGCTTCATGTTGCCTCGCTGATGCATACGCACGATCGCACAGGCATCCTCGTACTCCTGCAGCATGTCGGCCGTCGCCTGGTTCGGCTGAGCGCCGTTCCCCTCGTTGGCCTGGTTGGTGTTGCCGAACTGCTGGCCGACGATCGGGTGAGCCGGAGTGGCCTCCTGGAGCGCCTTCCAAGCGGTGAACTGCTCGGGGTTCTGGGTCTTGGCCCAGACGAGAGTGGCCTCGACGGCCGAGGCCAGGAGCTTGTTGCCTCCCTCGGGAGTCGCGAGTCCGCGAACGAAGCTCTCGACCGCCGACGTCTCCGTCTCCTGACGGAACTGCTCGAGGGTGTTGATGTGGGTCTGGACAGCCGCGAAGTCCGTGGTGACCGCGCCGTTCAGCGTGAACTGCAACGGCTGGGTCACCGGAGCTGCGTGCTGTGCGGCCGGGGCCGCTGGGACAACCGGAACCACGGGCGGTGCAGCTGGCGCCGCCTGGCCGGTGGGTAGTGCTTGGGCGCCGCTCACTGCAGGTGCCTCCTTCTCGTCCATGAACACGTGGAAAACTCTGCCTTCAGGAGTCTTGAGCTCACTCGTGGCACTGAACTTCGAAAAGTTCAGTCCCTCGACCGCCGAGAAGTCGACCATGGCCACGCCCATGTAAACGGGCCAGAACATCGCTTCGTCGTTGGTGTGATACTCGCCGATCTCGGAAGACCTGTTGCGGTAAGTGCCGCTCTGCTCCTTGGCCTTACCTTCCTCGTCCGTGAGCTCGTAGTCCGCCAGAAGAAAGGTGAACTTCCCCTGCGCGATCTCGAGCTCTTCGGAACCAAGGTCGGTGTGCCAACCGATGACCTTTCCGTTGCCCTCCTGGCCGGACATGATCCAACCTGGGTGACCATCACGGACCGGGACATCACTGAGGATGTTCCGCTCTCGCAACATCTTGAAGTGATTCATCATCATGTCGATGTGGAGAGGTTCCCACGTCGACTGAATCCCCGCGCTGTCACGGAAGGTTCCGGAACGGAAGACCGGCTTGCGCCTGACGACGAGAACACCGTTGTCTTTCTTGAACATCTCGGTGCCAACGTCGGCGGGCGCAAAGCTTTGGCCGGAGAACAGAACTGTGTTCATCCGGTCGCTTCGGCTCAGGGTTGTAGTACTCATCTCGTCGCATACCTTACTCGGTAGGATGGTGCCCCGGCAAGCATTACGGATTTTCGTTATCCGACGCTTCTTCTGGTGCAGGACTGCTGATTTCCTCCAGTATGGCAGTCGCCTCTTCTGTCACTGTGACGGTGTACCACCTGTGGCATTCTCGGCAGAAAAGCTTAACCTCCCCACTGCGAAGTGTGACCAGCATGTGCCCGTAAACCTGCTGCTGCTTGTACACCTTCATCTCGATATACAGGCGACCCCGAGGGTCTACGCCGTACAGGGCAAGCAGGGGACGACGCCGACAAGAGCATCTCAAGTCATGCGTCGTCTTCCTGCTTGCGAGTGAGGTCATGCCGCTACCAGCTCCTCCAACTGGTAGTCCAGCGCCTTCTCGAACTCAGACATGAAGCCGTCGACTGAGCTGTATGCGGTCATCTTGGTTACTTCACCAGTCCACGAACCGAGTCGGCCGTAGAGGCGCTTGACCGCTGAGGCTGCGTCATCAACGCCAGCAGCGCTGAGACTCTCCGTAAGCCGTCGCTCATAGCCGAAGCTAGGCGTGAACCCAGACCCGAACTCCCCGGCATTGAAAGCCTTTTCAGCTTGCTTGCGGACACGTGCGGTCACGTCCTTAGTCGTGGCCCGTGGTTCGTCGGTTCCACGGGGGCCGCTGCGCCTACGCTTTGCCGGGTCATCGGCGTTAGGATCAGCGTTCGGGTCCGCATTGGGGTCAGCGGTGACTTGCTGGACCTCCTTCAGCGTCAAACCGGCCATTTCACCGAGCTCGGTGATGTCAGGCTTGATCGAGCCGTTGCCGATGAGCGCCGTGACGATCGCCCGGATCGTGTCGGCAGACTCTGCGCCGAGCTTGCGGAATACGATCTTGGCACGAGGCGCCCGCTCACTGAAGTTGAAGTCGACCATCGGACCGAGGATGTACTTGTTGATGTACTCCGTCCAGTCCATGGCGATCGCGTTCAGCATCCACTGATACGTCTGCATGTGGCCGACACCCAGGTTATAGCTGCCGACATCCGCTGTGCGAGTAACAAGCAGAGGCGTAAATAGTCCGAGAGTAATTTCCTCGTCAAGTCGTGTGATGTATCGATCAAAGTCGACACCTCGCATCTGAGACTCGAGGTACTCAATCTGGTAGTCGAACTGCGGGTTCGTCTCGTTCATCGAGGCGGCGGTGCGAGTGTTCGGCAGCACCGCTACCGAGCGGTTCCGGATCTGCTGCATGATGGCACCCATGAGCTGGTTGCCACGAACCTTCTTGCCCTCGACGTCGACTTCCTCATCGAAAGGCGCACGGCCGATCGGGAGCGGCTCACCGAAGCGCTCGTAGTACCTGTTCGAGTAGAGGTGCATCAGGTTCGAGAAGAACCACGGCACGAAGGCAGACCGCAGAATCTTCTTGCCGTAGTAGTTCCCGTTCTCCATCAGGAGGGGATACCAGTACGTCGCCTTCGTGGGGATCGGCTCATGCCAGCCGACCTGCCGGATGCCGTCGTAGATCTTGAGCTTCGGCTTGATGCCGTTCTTCGAAGACGCCCCCTCGACAGTCTTCCAGTTGACTTGACAGTCTTCCGGGATGAGGTCCTTGATCTTGGTCAGGTCAACGCGACCCTTGATGTTGTTGTTCTCCCACTGGAGAACATTCGGGGAGCGCCCAGCCCAGAAGGCCGTCGACTTGGCGCGCACAAGGCGCGTCCAGACATCCTCGAGGATGTCCTGACAAGTGACCGCGATCTTCTTCTCTTCCGACTCGACATGCCACGACAGCTGATGCAGCATGAACGTGAGGACCGACAGGGACGCGTTGATCTGGTAGTGATCCCGCATCGACCTGAAGTCCTGGAGCGTGAGCCGGTCCAAGTTGAAGACCATCGCCCCGCCACCTGGGAACTGTGTTACCAGATTGGAGTCGCCAGACCAGTTGCCGTACTTCTCGCCCATCTGCGGAGGCTTGGCCTTCTTGAAGGCTCTGGTCTCCTTTACGCGACCTCTACGGTCGGTAATGACAAAGTCTGCCACCCCAAGATCCCTTCTATTTTGGCGCTTGGGGAACAGGGAAGAAGCCGAGTACATCTTGGGACGGGGGGATCGGAGCCATCAAGGTACCAAAACCGCCGAGTGCAGGATGCATGAGAGCGTCGCCTGGTCCAGCCGCACCTACTGGCTGAAGATTATCTTCGCTGTTGAACGAGACGGACACTACTCCCTTCCTGAAGCTCCTGTCACCCATTAGCATGAATGTGACCGCCGCCATGGCATCTGCTACATCTTTACTGCCTGACGGCGGGTGATCGATCTTCTTTCCAGTATCCGTAAGCTCCGAGAGCTCCTTGAATGGGATGTTGACTGCCTCGTCTTCGCCCTTGCGGAGCTTGGTGAGATAGCGCGGGAAAGCCATGCGCCCCTCGTAGATCGCATCTCGAAGGTCCTCGTACGGGAGCTTGTTACGGTCGACAGAAAGGTAGTCAGCCTGATAATGTCTCTTGCGGAACTGCTGGAGCGAGTCAGTTGACTGAAACCCATCCATAGTGATGGTCTTGATCTTGAATCCGAGGTCGGTGCAGTGGTAGACGATCTGTCGGACATCTGCGAGCATGATCTCTGTTCCAGGAGCAGCCTTGATGCGCATGAGGCAATCAAAGACAATGAAGGGCTTAAGTTCCCCGTCAATCTCTTTAACTTCTCGGACGTGCCCCATCGCAATGCCGAGCGCGTCGCCATCACCTGAGATAGCGGTGTCGATGGCGAGGGCTCGCTTGAGTCCGTCCTTGCCTTTGAACCAGTCAAAGAACTGAGGTCGAGTCGGATTTTGGTCAACCGGGGTCTCCTGTCCAAAGATCTCGACCCATCTGTCCTGGCAGTCAGTGATGCGATCCACCAGCGAGATAAAGGGGTCATCGATCGCAGGCGGGATGCCAGCCAAGTCACGAAGCGCCTTCTCGGGCGCGTTCTCGAACGGCTTCTGGTAGACCACCGGGATCTCGATCAGATAATCGGTGGTCTTCAGCAGCGGGACAGCTTCCTTTGGCACGACAACCTTGCGGTGCGTGTCGTAGAAGAAGCTATTGCGCTCGCCGGTCGGGAGAAGGAACTTACGCCAGCCCAGCGACTCCCAGATCGCCATTCGGACTGTGTGAGCCTTTTCGTTCTTCTGCATTTCGGCGTACTTCTTCGCCGCAAAGCCGTCAGCCTTCTTCATCTGGCCGACGACCATCAGGAAGCCGCGATCTTGGAACCGAGAACGGATACGCGAGTCGATGGTGGTGAAGCCCTGCTCGGCGTAGTCCTTCTCTTCGGTCACCTTGTGTGAATCAGCCTCATCCAGGATGCCGCCCAGGATGTTGTAACCCTCGAAAGTGGTCTCCTGGCTATTGCCAGGGAGGACCCAGATCTCCTTCGGGAACCTGAGCTGATTCTTGAAGTTCGGGTCATACATCCAGGCGTTCATGAACCAAGGCGAGTACTGAATGCGCGCCTTGATATCACCAAAAAGAGTCTCCTTCGCCTGCGAGTCCGACGTTGACATCTGCATGAAAGCAATACGCGACCCTGGAAGGAGCTCATAGTAGTCTTGCGGATCCTTAAGGCACAAAGTGTGGTGGACCATGTATGGGATGACAATCGAGGCCATAGTGGTCTTGCCGATGCCGATGGCACCAGTAAACATGGCCTCTTCGAACACCGCTACGCGGTGAGGGTTCGGTTCTGGGCCGAAAATCTTGAGCAGTTCTTCCTTGATGCCCGGCCGCACACCCTTCTCAATATTCAGGTAGAGGGGGCCGAGGAACTCAGTGATGCTCGCCGGACGCTCCTGGAACCAGGGATAATCCTGGAGGAACTTGACGTTTCTGGCGATCGCGGCCGGATCGAACATCGGTTGACTCACAGCAAGCCGAGCCCTCGGTTGTGAATCTCAACCACGTGAGCTGCCGCGTCCATACCGTCAAAGATGCCGATAAAGATGTCATCGTCTGATGGCTCTGGATTTACCATGGCGTACACAGTACGACCCAGATGGTGACCTACGCGCCACGGCGCAACAAGAATGTCTATCATGGCATGACCTCTCCTGCGACTACCTGCTGCGAGCCAGTCATGAGCGCGAGCTGCTGCATGATCATTTCTTGGGTGATCTGTGCTGCGGGGATGCCCGTACGCTGCTGGATCTCCCGAACAATCTGCCCAACCATCTGGTTAGGATTGACCATCTGGACTTGCGTCGCGCTCGCTGAGCCTTGCCCGACGTTGACCTGCACCTTGGTGCCCCCGGCCCGCGATGGGTCGACGAGTTTCGCAAGTTTGATCCCATTATCGATGACTGAATTGAGTTGCTTGCTGACCTCGGGATCCAGAATCCCCAGGACTTCTTCATCCGCCATGCCCCGCTCAACTCGCTTAGCTTGGCGGCCGACGAGGTTACCTAGCGCATCCACGATGTCATCAGCATTACGAGTTCCGAACATCCTGGCGAGGTCCTTCGCCTCGGTCTTCGGCAGCGTGCACACCGAACCTAGGCGGTATACCTTACACCTGAGAGCCAGTGAGCACGTGTCGCAGTTTACCTTGTCGCCCGGCTGACCCGCTGGAAGTACATTGCTGCCTTGCTCGGGTACGTGAACCAGCGCGTTCGGGTCAACAGTATTAGACCCCTGTCGCGTCTTGAACACGACGTCCTTGCTGAAGTTCTCGGCCGCCCAGAGAGCGGACTTCATGTTATACCTGACTCTCTTGCCCTGTTCGTTGAGGTCAGGAATGCTCACGCCCAGCAGATGGATCCATTTCTGGTGCTGTGGGAATGAATGCTTGTTTACAATGCGTCCCGAGGGGAGCATGATCTGGTTATCCTTGGCGAGGTGCAAGGCATCAATGTTGCCTGCCTTGAAGCTCATGCCATACAGGACGTTGTACGAGTAACTGCCGTCGATGAACACACAGCACTCGGGGAAGTCGTTCTGAAACTCATTCAGACGTCGCACGATCGACTTGCCGACGCCAGTAGAAAAGTTCGGAAGACCCGTGATGACGATGACGTTCTCCTGGCCAAATACCGGCCGCCAGGCCGTGTCAATCACTGGGTCATTGCAGACCTCTTCATTCAGTCCGATCGGATTCGAGGCAAGCTCCTCGAGAATACTCCACTCCTCGCCATACTCCCACACGGGGTATACGGCACGAGGCTCGTCAAGCCCATGAGTGGCATCGACGTGGATAGCACTTCCCTGACCAATTACTAAGGCCTGCCACTTCGCGCTAGAACCCCAGTGCAGGTTACCGAAAGCCTTTGGGTCGGTCTTGGACTTGGTCATCTCAATGCGATTCCAGGTCACATAGAGGTGACCTACCTCGCCAATCTCACCGGCGATTCGGTTAGCGTCGCGAAACCAGACTCGCTCCATAGAAGTATCCGATATCTCTAGGCGTACACGGGCGTAGAGGTAACGGTACACGGTGACCGGACCGGTGGAAAGCAACGACGGTCCGACCCTCGCCTTCCCCTGCGAGATGTCGAACCGTCGTCCCCTACTGCCTCATCTGCCGTCGCCCGAACGCAGATTCAAGGAGGTGAACCCAGAGTAGTCATACAGGTTCCGATAGTCAAGCATTGCATAGCAATGATTGACATTGTTAAGCGGCTTCTAGTAACGTCGGCCGTGGCAAGCAGTCGTTTGAAATATCGGTCGCCTCTTCCCAGGAGTACTAATGGCAGAAGATCTCGCTATTCAACTCGCCAAGAAGTTCATCACAAGGCGAGATGTCAAGGCGATTCAGTTCGATGATGGCAGTTACTGCCCCGACACTCGCCTTGCGGAGATCGACGCCGAGAGAGGTAGTAATAAGCTGGCACCCTATGGGCCTGTCGGCTTCAAGATGACTCACCTCCAGCAGCACCTGACCGGCGAGCGCACCTTCGGTCACTACATGCTCGGCCAGGACGGCACGTGCAAGCTGTTCGCGTTCGATATCGACCTCGAGAAGGTCGGAACGTGGGTCTCCTTTAATCTGAAGGATGACACGCACCCGAACTGGCAGATCTACGAGGGCGCTCCCCGTGACGAGTGGCGTGACCGGGCGCACCCGGCACGAAACTGGTACAAGTACCAGATGAAGATGATCACTAGCAAGCTTGCCAAGGTGATCACGAAGAATCTTCAGATCCCCTGCGCTGTCGCTTACACGGGCGGTAAGGGAATGCACGTCTACGGCTTCACCGGCCCGCTTCCGGCAGTTGAAGTAAGGGAAGTCGCCAAGATTGCACTCGACGCCACGGGGGAGTTTATCCCAAGCCGTGGCGATAACTTCTTCAAGCACGTGAACGATGACCCCACAGGTGGGTATCGAAACTTCCAGATCGAGGTGTTCCCGAAGCAGGACACACTCGAGGGGAAAGATCTGGGGAACCTCATGCGTCTACCTCTGGGCCGGAATCGCAAGACCACTGATCCGACATTCTTTATCGATATGGGGGGCAGGATGACCGAGCTGCGGCCACACGCAGACCAGGCGCGGGTGCTCGAGATGGGAGACCCGTTCCGTGATTAAGAAGAGCTTCGATGAGTTGATCGAAGAGCTCATGGATCGTGAGCGGGAGGGAGTGGAAAATCAGTCTCTTGCGATCCAACTCAACAGCTCTGGCGGACGATGCGTCGAATGCGATAAGCGAATCAAGAAGAGGCATAAGTCCTGGGAATGGCGATTCGCCCCAGTGATCCTCAGGATGCACCTGAGTTGCTTTAGTAGTTGGTTCGCTCGCGTCGTACCTGACGCCGAACAAGCCATCAAGAATCTGGGGGATGGGCATGGTAAGTGACCTTCTTGCTAAAGCGCGTCGTATGCAGGAAGAAGAGAATGCCAAGCGAGCTGCTCTGGCAGCGGAGGCAGGTGTTCAAGCTCCACCATCCGCGCCTATGCCACAGTTCGATCCTGCACTCATCCCGGACACAGACTCACCGTCAATAAAGACGGAAGAGGACCTGGAACTGGACAGAATCCTCGATGCTGTCGGCATCATCGAAGCGTATAACCGCTGGTGTGGCAAGATGACACCTTCTGTGAATGATCGCAGAACTGAAGGAATCAAAATCTCTTGTCCAATCCCAGGTCATCGAGATAATGTCCCCTCAGCCTGGGCTAACACAGAGAAAAACGCTTGGTACTGTGGACCTTGCGCGCAGGGTGGCGATGGATACGACATCGCTGCATTTCACCACGGGTTCCCGGTTCCCGGATACAAAGATGGGGCCATGTTCCATAAGCTCAGGCGAGCCATGGGGGAAGATCTGGGCTATTCGTTCAAAGAGAAGATTGGAGGCGGTTATGACCTCGTACCGCCGGTCGTTCTATCTACACCTGTTGCACCCCCTCCGATTCTTGCGCCAGCCCCTAGTGCTGCGCCAGGGCCTACTGGTGACACAGCGCTGGAGGATGGGACCGCACCCAGACCACTGCATCTTGTGCCGCCGCCCGCACCGCTCGGCTTTGTTCCGCTCGCAACGGGCGTACCTCCGGATCTTGATGAAGATCTCGCACCTGTCATCAGTATTGACCCAGAGGTCGATGCGTATGACCCAGAGCTTGACTCGGACGCTGCGATCCCAACCTTCGCCTGGCGGGAAGCGCTAGCAGGCTACGAGGAGACTTTCCTCTACCAGTGGTGCGATGCGACTAGTTACGACTACAGTCCGGAGGAGTATCACCTGTTCAGCGGGCTACTCCTGCTTGGCCTGGCGGCGGGCAGGGATGTGGTGATGGGCGGCGACCGACCGGTCATGGCAAACTTGCCAATCTGCTATCTCGGCAAGACAGGCTCAGGCAAGTCGACCGCACAGAACTACGTCACCAAGGCGATCGGCTACGCGATGCCTGAGAACAACTTGGGCATCGTGGTCGAGGGCGCTCGTATCGTCGGCGAGGTGGCATCTGGCGAAGCGCTGATCGGAGAGTTCGGCAGCCAGATCAAGGGCATGCCTAACGGGGTGCCGATCAAGGGCTACGTCGAGTTCAGCGAGCTTTCGACACTGCTGGCGAAGTCGTCCATCCAGGGGTCCACGCTCAAGGGTAAGATTATGGACTTCATCGACGGCAAGCCTCACATCTCAAACACCAGTCAGACACACGGGCGCAAGGTAGCTGAGAACGCCTTCGCGGTGTTCTCTACTTCCAGCCAGCCGAGGGCACTCCGCAAGCTGCTAGACACGCAAGACCAGGCGTCTGGTTACCTGAACCGCTGGCTTTACGTGTCCGGCCCGAAGAAGCCTCGCGGTGACTATTTCGGCGGTGCGCAGATCAGTCTACAGAGCGCGCTCAATACCCTGTCAGGAATCGCGATCGCCTCGCAGAGGAAGAACCCGAACGACCCACCGGTTATTCTCGACGTGACGGCTGATGCACGAGGTGCATTCAGAGACTTCTTCGAGCCGGTAGACCTGATGATCCAAGCATCAGACAACGACATGATCGCCCGGCTCGAGATCCACTACAAGAAGCTCATGCTGTGCCATGCAGTCAACCGACGCGCGAGCTGGGTGGACGAGCGTGACGTTGAGTTCGTCGAGAAGCTCCACCCGTACATCCTCGCGAACTTCAGGCTCGTCGGCGCACAGATCGGGCGCTCGCAAGGCGAGGATCAGATCACGCGCCTCCTGAACTACATCCGGCGCAAGGAGAAGGAACTCGGCAGAGGTCCTACCCGCTCACAGATCAACGCAGCGATGAGAGCCAAGATGTCGACCAAGGAAATTAACGAGGCAATCAAGGAGCTTGAGCGTGCCGACTACATTGAGCCCTTCAAGATTGTCACAGGCAAGCGTGGCAAGCCCCCCACAGGTTACCAGAGTGTGCAGCATGGATAAAAGTTTCAGTCACACCCTGCTTGGCGAACTCTCGGTACGGCACGCCAAGCTCGCGCAGGATGCAGACGACATCATCCGCCTGGCCTGCAACTATACCAAGTTCGAGATCGTCTGGGACGCCGACCAGAGCCTGCACTTCGCCATATTCGAGCGAGAGGACGACGTGCAGGACTGCATGCCTCTTGATGGCGTGGACGCCTACATCATGCAGGCCCGGGACTTGATTCGTCAGCGCATGATCGACCACATCATCAGTGAGGTCGGCCAGGACGGGTACAGCCAGCACGGTTCGCGCTCTAGCTACGCCATGGGGTGCCGTGGCCTCCTATGCAGGCGGGCTCATCGGGAGGGAATGCGCACCCAGCAGGGCACTAAGCGCAGTCCAAAGTACGCCATCGCCGACGTGCTTTTGGAAGAAGTTGAGCAAGTCTTTGAAGATCACGGCGCTCCCCTGGCGCCATTCCTCGCAGATAAGGTCACCGCCTCGTAAGGATGTGGCCCGAAGAGACCGGCCCCAGCACCTCGAAACAGGTGTCTATGGGGCCGTTTCTTTGCCCATTTTCGAGTTTAAAAGATGCTAGAACGTGTAGATTCGTGCATGGTTTGGCAGATAAGGGTTTTCTTTCATTAATACAGACCTACTTTGGTATCGATTATTGCACTTGGCGTTCTATTCTGCATCCATATGAACGGAGAGTGACCACTGTGATAGCGCTATCATGTCAGTCAGTCGTGGTTTTACGATTAAGCCGGGCTGCCTGGGTATTTACGTCGCAATAACCCGCACCGGGTTTTTTCGGACATCTTCGCAGGTCACGGGGCACCTTTGGGGTCGAAATCGTATTTAATAACCGAGACCGCTTACTAGGGACAAAAAAGGGGGAGAAGGGAAGAGGTGTCACTACACAGAGAGTGACTACTAAACGTACGGTGCTGACAGTGCTGTGAGGCTATCTAAACCGAGGGGGGTCAACTAGGCCGTTGGAAAGCCGCTAAATGCCAGAAGTGGCCCGTGACCTGCGGAAACACGCCTAGAAAATGGTACGGGATATAGGTATGGAATATATATATAAATATAAGTAAATATACTTATATACTACTACTGTAGTCAGTCTCTTGACCTTCTCCTGTGGATGCCACGGCGATCCTATGGACGGGGCCTGTTGTGCAGATGAGTGATAGTACTATCATAGTCTCTAGGTCGAAAAGTTTGCTATATACGAAAAGCGCACAGGCGTACCGTACTGTAGCAAGATGTATGATAGTACTATCATGTTCTTAGTGCCAGAAAATTTGCTATATGAGAAAAGCGCACAAGGGCGCGCCGCGACCCCCCGGGTCCGAATTTTCTTTGTAGTCGAAGGTGTGTTCGATAGTTGCCAGGTGCAACAAGGTTGATTGCCCTCGGCATCTAATCTCGTTGCCAAAGGCCCCTATCACACGACCGATAACGTACATTATCGGTTGCCCTTAGCAACAGTTGCCTATAGCACGCGTAATCGTTGCCAAGGTCAACCAAAGGTGTGTTGTTGCTAGAGGCAACAAGGTGTTTGCTATTGGCAACTAAGTCGTTGCATAAGGCACGTATATAGATCTGATCGTTGACTCAAGCAACCATCTGAACGTTGCCTCATGCATGTATGTATCGTTGCCAATAGCAACAACTAAACCTTGTTAGCCTGTCACATACGGTAGCTAACGAGTCTATAACGATACTCACGTAGACAGTGTCTACGCCACCTATGCCAACACCTATCGCATACGTTGTTCCTACACACACGCATGTACCGACCTAGGGGCACACACACATGACCGTTCGCACACAC